TCACCACCTATTCCATACTCAGGTGCAGACTCAAAATCTTTTTCTACCATATTAGATAAAGAACCTATTCCTTGTTTTTCTAACATTTCCATCTTCTTCTAGCCTGTCTTAATCTTGAATTAGGGTTTTTTGCTGCTTTTGGGAATTTTTTCATTTGTCCTGCACTTCTTGCACAATAAGATTTCCTACGTTTTGCAGCTTTACTGCCTTTTTTAACTTTTCCAGTTACTGCAGTTTTTAATTTAGATCCGGGATTTTTAC